GAGACTACATCAACCCCGCTATCAGGCCCGTATTCGACAAGATAGCGAAGAAGGCCTGGAAGGAGGTCACTAAGTAGTGGCAACTATTGACGAGCGGGTAGTCTCGCTCAAGATGAATAACAAGCAGTTCCTTTCTGCAATCCGGGAATCCTCGTCCAGCATGGACAAGCTCAAGGATTCCTTGAAGATGGACGGTGCTGCTAGCGGGCTCAAGCGCATTGGCGAGATTGCCAAGAATACAACCCTTGGCGACTTGGCTAGATCTGCGGTTGATGCGGCCTCCAACATGTCGGTCATGCAGGGAATCGGCATCACTGCTCTTGGTGGTATCGGCGCAGCAGCCATCTCTGCCGGAAAGTCGATGCTCCAGAGCTTCATTCAGCCTGCAATCGATGGATTCCACGAGTACGAGACTCAGATCAATGCCGTCCAGACCATTCTGGCCAACACTAGTCAAAATGGTACTACTCTAGACCAGGTTAACGCGGCACTTGATGAGCTCAACAGCTATGCGGACAAGACCATCTACAACTTCACTGAGATGACCTCCGCAATCGGTACCTTCACGGTTGCCGGCGTCGGACTTGAGGACGCTACAGCCTCAGTTAAGGGCTTCTCGAACATGGCTGCTCTCTCTGGAGCGAATGCTACCCAGGCAGCCCAGGCAACATATCAGCTTGCTCAGGCTATGAGCTCGGGTGTAGTGAAGCTACAGGACTGGATGTCTCTGGAGCACGCTGGTATCGCCGGTAAGCAGTTCCAGGATGCCCTGATCGAGACCTCTCGAATCATGAACACCGGTGTCGACGCAGCCATCGAGAAACAGGGGAACTTCCGACTGTCTCTTCAGGAGGGATGGCTCACTTCAGAGGTCATGATGCAGACCCTAAAGGTCATGACTAACGACCTCTCTGAGGCTCAGATCATGGAGATGGGCTACTCGGAGGAGCAGGCCCACAAGATGAAGCAGCTGGCCCAGGCGGCCGGCGATTCAGCTACGCAGATCCGAACCTTCTCGCAGATGATAGGAACCTGGGGTGAAGCGCTTGGTTCAGGATGGGCCGAGACCTGGCGAATCCTTATTGGTGACTTCAACCAGGCCCAGACTCTGTTCACCTCAGTTGGTAACTGGGTCAGTAGTGCTATCGACGACATGTCCCGAGCCAGGAACGACTTCCTCAAGGGGTTTGTCGACCTAGGCGGTCGAGATGAGATCCTTCGCTCCATGCTCAATATCTTCCAGGCCATGATTAAGGTATTGGGGCAGATCGGAACTGCCTTCCGGAGAGTATTCCTGAATGCTTCCCCAGAGGGACTATACAAGATTGTCAAGGCCTTCGCTGATTTCACCGAGAAACTGATAATCACCAATAACTTTGCGGATAAGCTGGAGTGGACATTCACTGGACTATTCTCGGTATTCCACATCTTCGCCACCATTATTGGTGAGGTCGCCCAGGTAATCTTTACGGTTGCCTCGCACATCATTGGCGCTCTGTTTCCTGCATTCTCGGGTATTAACTCTGGTGTCTTCCAGATTACTAAGGTGCTTGGTAAAGCTGTCTACTGGTTCGACCAGTGGTTCACCAAGTTAGACCTAGGTGGAAAGCTACTAAAGCTTCTTCTTCCACCGATCGATCTCGTAGGCAAGGCAATTAGGTGGGTTGTAGATGCTATCCACAGCTTTATCATCTGGCTTGACTTTGGGTCTAAGGTTACAAATCTCGGAAACAGTCTGAAGGGCCTTGCTTCTAAATTCGGACTAGTTAAAGAAGCACTTAAGAACTCGGTCGTCGGAAGAGAATTCACTGCCGCTATCGACTCGATCAAGAGTGGTATCGACACCGCAAAGACCAAGCTTCATGAGTTCGGGCAGAGTGTTGGCGACAAGCTGAAGGCTAAGCTGCTCTCCGGAAAGTCGGCACTCTCGGACTATTTCAAGGGTTTCGACTTCAATGGTATGACCTCATCAGAGGCGATCATTGCTTCTCTTGGTGCGAAATTTGATGAACTTGGGCAGAAGCTCAGGATCTCCGAGAAAGTTCAGTGGCTGAAGGAAAAGCTCATTGAACTCAAGGACGCTATCGTTGAAGCGTGGAATGCTGTTCAAAATAGCAGTGTTTGGGACCACCTTGGTAAGTCTTTCTCCGATATTGGTGGAAAGATCAAGGAGGTCGCGCTTGCTTTCCAGGAGTGGGTTAACGGTCACTCCGCAGTAAAGGAGAAGGCCAAAGAGGCCGCTAGTGCTGTCTCAGGCGTAGGGTCTGCTGCCGCTCAGGCGGCTAAGGAAACTGGTCAGGCCGCTAAGGAGAACTTCCTCAAGAAGTGGTTCGAGGACATCAAACAGGTCGCTCGAGCAGTACACCTGCCTGAGCTGTTTGACACCATCAAGCAGAAGTTCCAGGAGTTCAAGGACTTTGTAACCGAGACGTTCGCTCCTAAGGTCAAGGATGCGGTTAAGAATGCATTCGGCGCTGTTGGTGAAGCCCTTGGTAACGCGAACGACAACCTCAAGTCTTACGACATGGGGAAGATTCTTGTTGGAGCTATCGGTGGTGGAGTGCTTATTGCTTTCACTCGATGGATCAATTCCTTCAAGAAGAACTTCGACAAGATCGGGAATGTTGCTGATAAGCTTGGCAATGTCTTCGATAAGCTTGGTGGCGTCCTAGAGGCATTCGAGCAGAAGGTAAAGGCTAAGGCTCTCCTAACGATCGCTATTGCCCTCGGGGTTCTTGCTGGTGCTCTGATCCTAATGTCTCTCGTACCGGCGCCGAAACTTTTCATCACTCTTGCTGCAATGAAATACTTGTTCAGCCTGATTGAAGATATGATGCAGACGCTGACCAAGCTGATCGCCTTCAAGAAGAGCACCCTTCTCATTGTGACAATGCTTATTGCTCTTGGTGCCGCTATGATTCTCATGGCTACCGCTGTTCGAATCCTATCGGGGATGGACGTAAAGGGCGCGGTAGTGGGCATGGTTGCTATGAAGTTCTTGCTTGAGCTATTAAGCCAGTTCCTCATTAAGACCACCCATCTAAAGGGCGTGGAGCGAGGAGCTAGTATCCTCCTGGCTCTTTCTGTAGCGTGCGTCATCCTCGCCGGAGCAATCTATATGCTTGGGTCCATGGATACAGGTAAGGCTATTCAGGGAGTAATTGCTCTGGACTTCTTGGTCGCGACACTTGCCGGGTTCATGACTACGGTCAGTAAGAACCCATATATGGGTAAGGGTGCTCTGGTACTCCTGTCTCTAGCCGTATCCTGCAACATCTTAGTATCTGCTATCTGGATGCTTGGAACAATGGATACAGGTAAACTCATTCAAGGCGTACTTGCTCTTGGGGTGATGATTGCAGCACTATCAGCCGCGCTAGTGATCGCTGGTAGGTCAAATGCTCGAGGGGCCGCTGCTATGCTAGCCATGGCAGTTGCGGTTACCACACTAGTCGGGGCGGTATACGTGCTTGGTAGTATGGATGTAGCCACGCTAGCCAAGGGACTAATCAGTCTGGCTATTGGTCTAGGTATTCTTGCTGCGGGCATGGCTGCAGCCAGCGCATTCAAGAATGGGGCGGTTGCTCTTGGTATCGCTTCTGTGACATTTGTTGCACTAGCGGGCGCTCTCAAGCAGCTTTCGACAATTAGCTGGGGCGAGCTGGCCATTGGTCTTGTGGCTCTAGCTGGCGGATTCGCCATCCTGCTTATCGCTTCGGCAGTTGCTCAGACTGTTGCAGTTGGACTAGTGCTGTTGACCGCTGCGCTTCTGGCTATCGGTCTTGCGCTACTTCCGATCTCGATTGGTATGGCGGCATTCGCTGCTGTTCTGGGTATCTGTGCCACCACTGGTGCCGCAGCATTCCTGGTTCTGACCGAGGGCCTTAAGCAGCTTGGTGCTATTCTACCCCAACTGGCGATCGATTTGGCAAATGCTATTGCCAACTTCATCATCACTCTAGGAGCCAAGGCCCCGGAGCTTGCTGTGGCTATGGGTCAGCTCATTGGGGCACTTATCTATGCCATCAATGTGAACATTCCAGGTGTCGTTGCGGCATTGTTTATCCTGATTCAGGCACTACTTAACGAGCTTTCGAACCATGCATACGAGTTTGGAAGTAAGGGTGCTGAGATCCTGGCAAACTTCCTGAACGGTATTGCCGATAACATCGGTAAGGTGATTGATGCTGCTACAAACGTCATCATCAACTTCCTCGACGGCATTGCCAGGAACGGGCCCAAGATTATTGATAAGGGTCTCTGGACTGTCCTCCAGCTCCTGCGAGGTGTCCGAGACGCGATCACAAAGTACTCGGCTCAGTTCCGTCAGGTCGGCCTTGAAATCGGTTGGGCCATCATCGATGGTGTGACCGGTGGTCTTGCTGGAAAAGCCTGGAAGATCGGTTCCCAGCTGGTTCAGGGCGCCAAGAATGGTATCTCGAAGCTGAAGAACGCTCTTGGTATCCACTCGCCTTCTCGAGTTATGAAGGAGATCGGTGGATACATGGGCGAGGGTCTTGCTATTGGTATCCGCGATGAGCAGTCCAATATCGAGGACGCCAGCGTCGGGATGGGTAAGACTGCCTATGATGCAATGGCTAAAGCACTCAATGGAGTGAATGAGCTCCTCGAGGATGACCCTTCCTTCAAGCCGGAGATCAAACCCATTCTCGACCTGACTGAGATGCAGAAGCAGGCCAAGGGAATCAACAACTTCATGCCCGCCATCGGCGTCACGGCTCAGGCGGCTAACGCTGCTCGACCGGCTGCTCCGATCGCAGTTGACACTTCTGACACGAAGAGTCAAAATGGTGTTACAAACATCACGTTCAACCAGACCAACAACTCGCCAGAGGCGCTGGATGCGGCTACTATCTACCGCAACACTAACACGCAGCTGGCTATGGCAAAGGACAAGTTGACACTATGATCTCAGAGATCTCATCCACGACTAAGTCGGGGGAACGACTTACTATCGATATCCGTGACCCCTACTCGTCGGGGATCGCGATCAAGGAGATTACTGGTCTGGGACCCGTCAAGGCCGATCTCAGTATGGATCGATATGCCTTGATTGATGGTGCTTTCCTCAAGGGGGTCAGGGTTGGTACACGCAATGTTGTGCTGACTCTGATCCCCTGGGGGGAGGACATCCAGCAGCTCCGGAGGAAGCTCTACAAGTACTTCGGAGTATCAGAGACCATCTCCCTCGAGGTGATCACCGACTGGGTCAGCGCTAAGTCTGACTTTATCGTGGAGTCGGTCGAGCCGAACATCTTCGCAGAGCGAGAGGAAGTCCAGGTATCCTTGATCGGGCTCGACCCGTATTGGAAGGCCTCTTCTGCTCAGATCCAGAAGGTCGTCGGGTTCAACGATACCGTTCCGCAATTCGAGTTCCCGTTCTTCTCCGAGGGTAACCACAAGCTTATCTTCGGCGACATGACTAACTCCACGGGTAAGGATATCCGATACCACGGAGATGCCCCCGCGGGTGTTACAATCACATTCACTTTCTACGGAACAGTCGGGAACCTCATTATCTCAAATACCACCTTCGACGAGACTATGTCTATCTCGAGGGCTGGTCAGTTCTACGCTGGCGAGAAGCTTGTGGTGGATACTCGCCCTGGGAAGAAGTCTATCGTCCACCACGCAGGTGGTCGGTCTTCGTTCATCACTGGTGTTCTGGCTCCGGGGAGTGAATGGATCAAGATGCACCCAGGTATCAATACTCTATCGTTGCAGTACTCTGGCGGTAGTGAGGACCTTGGAGTGTCTATCGAGTACGAAAGCCTTTATCGAGGAATCTAATGCACTTATTCTATACGAAAAAAGATAACTTCGATGATAAGCGCGAGATTCCCAGCACGTTCATCTCACTGAACTGGACTGAGCGCGCTTATGAGTATGGGCAGTTCGAGCTTCAGGTATATTCTACCTCTTCGTATCCTGAGTACGGACTTGGTAACTTCCTCACGAGGGACGACACTGAGTACGTCATGGTTATCGAGACTGTAGACATCAAGCAGATCGACAACCGGGTGTACCTCCACAAGTATACTGGACGATCTCTCGAGAGCCTGTATGAGTGGCGAGTTCAGCTTCACCGTAGCTGGGTCGTTCCTGATGCACAGGGTCGATTCGACGCCCAGGGTTTCGCCGAGAGAATTGCACACCGGCACTTCGGTGACAATGCTGAGCCGAATCGCAAGCTTCCGAACTTCCACTTCCATCGGAACGATCAGGTCACTCAGCTGGCTTATGTCAACGACACTGGTAACAAACTCCAGGACGGAAAGTGGATCATCTATGATCGCAACCCTGCGGTCGAGATGTTCCGGAATGTGATCTCGGCATGTAAGCCAAACGGATACTCGATGTTCTACCGAGTTAAGCTTGAGAAGGGTGGGTACCACACCTACCTTAAGGCTCCGCACCTAATCGAGACGATCACCCTGTCTGAGGCGAACGACAACTTCAGTGACTTCGAGTCCGTACAGAGTATCGTCGACGTCAAGAGTACGATCTACGAGATCTGGGATAGTGGTGATGTGGATCTTAAGTGGGTCGCCGATGGGTCAACCCACACTCGAGAGCACACCATTCGATCTGAGAATCCCGTAGACCGACGTGAGGTCTTGTGGGATAACACTCAGGTCCACAAGCCATACAAGGTTGAGGACTGGAACAAGCTGACTGAACTTCAGAAGCAGCATATTCGATCTCTGAGTGAGATCTGGTATCCATTCTGGGTTCTGGATGCTATGTTCCCGAAGTACTCACCGGTTGAGATGGTTTCGGGTAAGATCGATAGCTTCTCCAATGTCCAGTTCCGAACAGGGTTCGATGTTGGGGATATTTTCTACTATGTCCCCACTGGGCGTAACTCAAGACCTATTGAGGCACAGCTTACCGAGATGACAGAGTCTTGGTCGGCCGATGGTTTCTCTCAGGTCCCAACCATCTCCATGACCTCTCGAGGCAAGTGGAATGGCGACAGCTTCCGTATTGACTTCGCTCGTAAGGGTCCGGGCGAGATTATCGAGCCTCGAGAAAGGGGTTAACCTATGCCCATTAATAGTGGCTTCTACAACTCGGTGAACGGTGACCGGGTATACGACGCAGACCAGTTCGGGTCCCTGTTCGACGGAATCATCTCCGACGGAGTGTTCCCCAACGTGGGAGACAAGTTCTTTGTTCGCCCCGTTGCGAACACCATGAACATCTTCGTCGGATCCGGTAAGGCGTGGCTCAACCGTCGCTGGGTTGAGAATACCGGTGACGAGACTCTCGCTGTCCAGGCAGCCAACGCTACGCTGGACCGTATCGATTCGGTCGTACTGTCGGTTGATATTTCCAAGGCGGTCCGAGGCGCTAAGCTTGAGATCATCAAGGGTACCGCCTCGGCTACTCCGAATCCCCCTCTCGTTCCGAGCGATGGGGAGAAGAAGTACATGATCCTTGCGAACATTCGAGTCGTGAAGAATGCCCGAGCCATTGGCGCCGAGTCGATCACGAACTTCGTGGGATCCAGCCTTACTCCGTATGTTGGTGGTCCGGTCAACACAATCAACCTTGATGCGCTTCAGAACAAGCTCCAGGGCGAGTTCAACAACTGGTTCCAGACCGTTCGAGATGCCCTGCAGAACGCTGGTGGGAACACCTCTACGGATGTGGCCAACCTCAAGGCTAGCGACAACTCCCAGAACACGAAGATCTCTCAGCTTGAGAACCGGGCTGGACAGATCGAGTCCAGTGTTACTAATGTGTCGTCCAAGTTGGATACGTCGTCGACGTTCTACAACATGGTCAACATTAGTCACTTCGGTATGCACAACTCTGTTTACCGTGGAGCTTCTCTCGGTACGAGTGTCTCGAACTATATGTCGAGTATCCGTAATGGTACCTTCAGTGGTATGTACCTTGGTGACTACTGGACGTATGCTGGTGTCAACTGGCGTATTGCCGCATTCAACTACTTCTACGGTGTTGGTGGTACCCCTATCCAGCAGCATCATGTGGTGGTTGTCCCTGATAAGGCCCTCTACAGCGCACCTCTTCATGATACGAACCCCTTTACCGGATCCTACCTGGACCATACCATTAACAAGTCTGGGCTCGCTCAGGCTGAGCGAATGGCGCGGTCTTTGTTTGGAGACAACCTCATGAAGGGCTGGACTCGAGTCTCTCAGGGTATCCGCACTGAAGGAACGGTTATCTCGTACACCTGGTACAGCTCATACGCCATGCTCCTTGACGAGACCATGGTGTTCGGTCGTCGACTGATGGGCGCCGGTCCTGAGGGCAACGCTCTCAACCTTGGTCAGCTCTCGGCGTTCGAGAAGAATCACACCATGATCTTCCCGGGTTATGAGTACTGGCTCCGTGATCGTTCCCACCAGAGTACCGCTGTATATCTCAAGGCCAACGGTGAGGTCTCAACTGCCCCTATTAATTATGGATTCGGTATTCGCCCGTATTTCTTGATCGGTTAAAATGACGCACTTCGGTTTCAGTCCATTCTTAGATCTCACGGTCGCCGTATTCCTAGGTATATTCAGCTCCACTGGGTTCTGGGCATACCTTCAGAAGCGTCGAGAGAAGAGTTCAGCAAATACCCGTCTGCTCCTGGGGATGGCACACGACCGTATCGTCTATGTCGGAAAGACCTATATCCACAGAGGGTTCCTCACCCTTGACGAGTACGAGGACTTCATGAAGTACCTCGTTGATCCCTACTTGGAATTTGGTGGTAACGGTCTTGCCGAGAGAATCGTCGACGAAGTTAAACGGCTCCCCGTGGTCCCTACCCCAAGACCTCCCGCTAGGAGGAAGAAAGAAAATGGCTAAGCATCTCAAACAAGGAGAATCGATGCACAACAAGACGTATGACATCCTGAAGTGGGTTGCGCTGGTTTGCCTTCCCGCTACCAGTGCTCTCTACGTCACCCTCGCCGCGCTCTGGCACCTCCCGGCTCCTACCGAGGTTGCGGGTACTATCGCGGCTGTCGACACCTTCCTTGGTGTGCTCCTCGGCGTGAGCTCCAACAAGTACCAGGGTACCCAGCCCTCCGGAGCCCTTCACGTGTCCGAGGACCAGGGGATCCACGCCACCTTCGACCAGGGTGTCGCCGAGATGCTCCGGAACGGGAAGGTGACGCTGGACGTCAAGCAGGTCTAAGCGAGAAAAACCTGCGGTATAATGAACCCCTAGAAAGGAGCCCATCCATGAAGAACCCTGACCCCATTCAGCAGACAATTGAAGCTGCTCTGAAGGAGGCCGAGCTTCACGATCCCTCTAGTGAGGACTACACCACAATTGCTCGAAATGTCGAGACTCTTGCGAAAGCCAAAGCCCTTGGCGAGAGCAAGAAGCTCAGCAAAGACGCAATTCTCGGTGCAGCTACCTCGCTGGCCGGTATCGTAGCCGTACTCCAGTACGAGCGACTTGCAGTCGTCAGCTCGAAGGCGTTCGGTTTGATCATGAAGGTTAAACCCTTCTGAGATTCGCCTGGCCCCCTGTGCTATACGCATGGGGGGCTGGGCTTATCTTTTTTTTGCCTACGCGTGAAAAACGGGCTCTATATTGAAACCCGTCATAGAAAGGACACTCTCATGAACCTCTCTCCCGCCGCTGCACAGGCCGCCCTC